AGAATGCGGCGCTACTCCAGTTCGCAACCGTCATCCGTACCACGGGTGGGGAGCCTTTGGAGTTCCCGGTCACCACCGCGCACAGCAGTGCCGCGTTGACCGCTGAGAACACAGCCATTTCTGAGTCTGACCCGGTGTTCGCCACTCGCACGTTGAACGGGTACCAGTACGCGACGCTCATTCAGGCGCCCCGTCAGCTGGTGGACGACACTGGGGTTGACCTTGAGGGTTACCTGTCGGCGCAGGCTGGCCGTGCGGTTGGTAACGCTTTGGGCGCTCACCTTGTTGCGGGTAGCGGTTCGAGCCAGCCGACCGGCCTGATGACCAGCACCACGCTGGGTGTCACCGGTGCCAACGCTGCTGTAGGTGCGTTTACTGCGGACAACCTGATTGACCTGTACTACTCGGTCATCAGCTCTTACCGCAACTCACCGTCAGCTGCATGGTTGATGCGCGACCAAACCCTTGCCACTGTGCGCAAGCTCAAGGGTTCGGACAACAACTACCTGTGGGTTCCGGGACTTGCGGGTGCGCCTGACACGATCCTGGGCACGCCGGTTGCTACCGACCCGAACGTGGCCGCCGTGGGTCTTGGCGCACGCTCGGTTGCCTTCGGTGACATGAGCGCGTACTACGTGCGCCTTGCTGGTGGAATCCGGTTCGAGCGTTCCGACGAGTTCGCGTTCAACACCGACCAGGTGACATTCCGTTGCCTTGTTCGTGGCGACGGCGTGCTGCTGGATCAGACCGGAGCCGTCAAGCACTTCATTGGTGGCGCTTCCTAAGTAGCAGTTCTCTTTGGCCGGCCCCGGTGGTGTCATTCGACTGCCGGGGCTGGTGAGAACACCAGTTCCATTTCCTGCGTGTGCCTCCCGCAAAATGCGGGGGGTATGCGTGGGCACACTTGGCGGGATAACCCCGCAGAATCAATCCTCGCGCGTCTCACAGATGGTTTTCGCGGGATGTTCGCACACCAGTTCGACAGTTAGGGGTCAGTCATGGCGAAAGTAATCATTTTGCGTGTTGTAAGCGGGTCGCGTGACGGCATCGACTGGCCGACACCTGGTGAGTTTTTGGACGTGCCAAAGGATGAGGCTGAGCAGTTGGCCCGTTTGGGTATCGCTCGCATCGTTGAGGTGAAGGTGAAGCCTGTTGAGCGTGCGACGGCTCCGAAGGCCGAAACGCGGAAAGGCTAAACCGTGGCAATCGTTGACGGGCTGATTACGTTGGCCGATGCGCGCGCATCTTTAGGCTGGGCTGTTTCCGACAACGCCAACGATGCTGACTTGGAACGGTATGTGGAGGCGGCAACACCCGTCATTGAAAACATTACTGGCCCGTTGGTGTTGCGCACGGGTGTTGTGTTCACGTTGGATGGTGGCCGTACTCGGTTGGTGTTGCCGACTCGGTTTGCGTCTGTCACCTCCATTGTTGAGTCGGGTGTGCCGGTGACAGATTTTGTTGCTGAACCGTCTGCCGGGTTGATTACCGGCGGCACTACTGAGTCGCCCCGATATTTTGCATATGGTGTGCAAAACATTGTTGTCACCGTGGTGACGGGTGCGGCGACGATTCCGGCAAACGTGCAACTTGCCACTCGTGAGCTCGTGCGGTTTTTGTGGCAGCAGGGTCGTCAGGCGAACATTCCCGCATTTGGTGAGGCACCGTCTGATGCTTCCGTGCCGATGGGGTTTGCCGTGCCGAAGCGAGTTATGGAGTTGCTGCAACCCACTCCGCGCATTGCAGGGTTTGCCTGATGGGGTCGAGCACACAGGCGCGCGAGTTCCGCAAAGCCATTTTCGATCGATGCGTGCTCTTGTTCTCTGGCGACGTCGACCCGTACACGCTCGTTGTGCGGGGTTTGCCGGCGTTTGCTACAGCGTCCGACAACGTGTGCATTGGCGCTGTCACTGCCAATCAGCAGTCGGTGACGTTTGGCACGCAACGTTCGCGTGAAGAATCACTGACCTGCCAAATCGACTTCTACTCATTCCGCGGGGGCGGAGAAAGTGTTGAGGAAATGGTGGAAGCGCGCGCCTACCAAATGCTTGACCGGTTAGCCGAATACGTGCGCGTCACCGACACCACGTTGGGCGGCGTTGTCCGTCAATGCTTCCTCACTGACATTGCCGCTGATGCGGCTACTGATCCTGACGTGCTCGCAAAAGGGCGAATGCACGTCATCACGGCAACTCTGTCTGCCGACGCGCGAGTGAGGAGTTAGACCGTGGCAAAAGTCAAAAACGTGTCAACGCAAGGTGACCTTGAGTTGCCGATGCTGGGACGCATTGTGAAGGCCGGTGAAGTGTTTGAGGTTCCTGCTGACGTGGCGGAGCTTTTGGTTGTTCAGTCCAACGTTTGGGCTGCCGTGAATGTGAAAGAGGTGCGCAATGCCAACCCAGCTTGATGCTCAAATTGGTTACAAGAAAGAAACCGTATTTGGTACGGGTGTGGTCGTTGACCAGTTTGTGGAGTTCATTGAGGAAGACCTGACCTATGTGCCGGAGTATGCGCAGGGTGTGGGCATGCGGGTTGGGCAACGGTTGAACTTTTCCGATCGGCGCGTGTTGGTGAAAGAGCAAGTGAGCGGCTCGTTCACTGTTGAAGGGCAGAGCCGTGGGTTGGGGAAACTGTTTGAAGCAGCGCTCGGCGGTGTGGGTACGTCCACACTGATTACCGGGTCGGCGTATCAGCAACTGTTCACCCCTACGCAAAACGACTTCCTCGACTCGTACACCATCCAGAAGGGTGTCCCTCCGCTCGGCGTCGGTGCAACAAACCCGCACACGTTCACCGGCATGGTGTGCTCAGGGTTTGAACTGACCGCTGCGAACGCATCCATTCCAACAATCAAGTTCAACTGGATGGGTCGCGGCTTGGCGACGGCAACAGCGTTGGCTGTTGCGTCGTACCCGGCAAGCGTTGAAGAGTTGTCGTTCATTCATGGTGCCGTGACCATTGGCGGGTCTGTGACTGTGCCGACGAACACGGCGCTTGCTGCGGGTGGCACGGCAACGGTGAACGTGCGCGACATTAACCTGACGTATGACAACGGGTTGGACTCTGACGGGTTCAACTTTGGCAGTGTCGGTCAGCGCAGTCGCAAGCCCGCTTTGGGCAAGCGTTCACTCACCGGGTCGATGACCGTCGAGTATGACTCGAACGTGTTGCGGGATGCGTACATCAACCAAACGAACTTGGCGATCGTGTTGACGTTCCGCACATCCACCGTTATTTCGGGTGCCAACAACCCAACATTGCAGATCACTATCCCGGTTGTGCGCTTGGAGGGTGACGTGCCGATTGTTGCCGGCGGGGGCGTGGTTACACAGAGCATTGACTTCACGGCCCTTGATGGGCGTGTTGCAGCGCATCCGCTTTATGTGGCGATTGTGACGGCTGAAACGGCAATCTAATGCCGGTCACTATTCGCATTGATCCGGGTGAGTTGAACCGGTTGAAGTTAGATCTGGACGCGGCGGACAAGAAGTTGACGACGGCGTTGCGGAAGCGGATCAAAGCGGCGGGGCAGGTTGCCGTTGATGCGATCCGTGACGCGTTGGATGATGCTCCACCTGCTGGGCAGCCTGACCCGTCGGGGTTTCGGGAAGCGTTGCAGGCGGGCACATCCACCGCAGTGTCATTTTCTCGAACGGGTGCGTCGGTGAAAATCAAAACGTCGTCATCTCGCCTGCCGGCCGGTGAGAAGGATCTGTTCGCCGCGTACAACAGCAAGCGCGGTTACCGCATCCCACTGTTTGGCGACAGCAGGCGCACGTTCAGTGCGCAGGGGCGTCCATATTTTGGGGCCGCTGTTTTGCAGCGGAGCACGATCAGCAACATTCAGGATGAAGTTTTGGCGGCACTGGATGCCGCTGTTGATGCTTTGGGAGGTCGGATCAGGTGACGAGTATTCGCGTGGGTGGCACTGTTTACAGTTTGCAGGAGTCGGTGAACGGGGCAACCCTGGGTGACTTGTATGCGTTGAAAGTGCAAACGCGGCGGGACGGTTCCCCTGGCGTGTCAGTTAAAACGATTGCTGACACGTTCACCCGGATCGGTGCGGAGTCGGCAGTTGACGGGTTCAACTCCATCGACCTGTTAGACGATGACGTGTTCATTCAAAACATGGTCGGCGTCGTGTTTTTGGCTCGACGTAAGGCTGGCGAACAGGTCACCTTTGACGATGCTGGCCGGGTTGCGTTCAACGACATTGAGTTCATTTCTGACGATGAGGATGACGAGCCGACCCCTTTAGGCGCGGCGGCAGAAAGCGGCCCCGCAGTGTAGTTGGCGACCTTGAACCATTTGAGGACATTCCCGCCGACGTTTACACGTGGCTTCCTGCCGTGCAGGTTCACATTCCCGGTTGCGGGGTCACTCCGTTCAACGTTATGGAATTGACGTTCAACTGGTGGCGGGTTTATCGCGGTCACGCTGTGGCGGCGGTTGAGGCAGATCAGAAGCAGGCTAAGTCGAACAGGAGCAACCGTGGCTAAGCGCACTTTAACGTTCGACCTGTTTGCAAAGAACAACACTTCCAAAGCGTTCAAGGATGTTGGCGATGACGCTAACAAAATGGGTGACGTTCTCGGGAAGGTTGGCGTTGGTGTTGGTATTGCGTTCGCGGCGGCGGCGGCGGGCATCATCGCTGTTGGTGTGGATGCGTTCAAAGCGTTGCAACGCATTGAAACTATTGGTGCGCAAACAACTGCTGTCATCAAGTCCACCGGTGGTGCGGCGAATGTTACCGCTGAGGACATTGCGAAGTTGTCAGATGCGTTGGAGCGGAAGACGGCTACCGAGTCGGAGTCCATTCGTGAGGGCGCAAACCTGCTGCTGACGTTCACCAACATTCGCAACGGTGCCGGTAAGAACGAGAAAGTGTTCGACCGGGCGACCGAGCTGATGGTGGACTATGCCCGCGCGATGGGCATGGATGCAAGCGACGGTGCCATTCAGCTCGGTAAGGCGTTGAACGATCCCATCAAGGGTGTCACCGCGTTGGGCAAAGCAGGTGTGCAGTTTACGGACGAGCAGAAGGGCATGATCGCCTCTCTCGTTGAGTCGGGCGATTTGATGGGCGCTCAAACCATCATCCTTGACGAGCTGCAAACACAGTTCGGCGGCTCCGGTGCTGCTTACGCAGGTACGTTCGCGGGGCAAATTGACACGTTGAAGAACAATCTCGGCGGTATGGCTGAGGAAATTGTGATCAAGCTGATGCCCGTGTTGACGGCAATGTTGGATTACATGAACGGTGAAGGGTTGCAGAAGCTAGGCGACTTCGCGGACTGGTTCCTTGAGGAAGCCGTGCCAGCGATCGGCGCGTTCATTGACACGCTGGCCAAGATGAAGCGAGACGGCACCCTCATTCCGAGCGTGCTCACCGCGTTGGCTGCGGTGACTTTGGCACAGCTTGGGTTGAACATTGCAATGAATGCAAACCCGGTCGGCGCGGTCATTTCAGGTATTGCCGTTCTTGCCGGATATTTCACCTGGTTGGGCACCAACTCGGACTCGGCAAAAAACATGGTGTTGAACGCTGCCGACAACACACTGATCTTCCTGGCGACGGCGGCAATCAGCCTGAACAACATGATCGGCAGTTTCGTCAACGGCATTATTGGCATGATCAACGGCGTATATACCCCGTTGAATGCTTTGCTCACATTGTTGAACCTGCCCACGTTTGTCATTCCTAAGTTTGTGCCGAACAACTCGGTGCTGAACGGGATGATTGGGCAGGCGAACGCGAACATTGCGCAGGGTCAAACGCGGTCGAATCAAACTCCGGCAAGAACTTCTCAACGCCCGCGAACGTTTATGGCTGAGGGTGGCATTGTGCGTCCCACTCCGGGCGGCACGGCTGCGACCATTGGTGAGGCTGGGCAGGCTGAGGCGGTCATCCCGTTGTCGGCGGCATCGCTGGCACGGTTCGGTTTGGGCGGTGGCGGTGGGGTGACGGTGATTGTGAATGGAAGCGTGCTGGCTGATGAACGCAAACTCGCAACTGCCGTGCGTGATGCGTTGAAGAATCAGCGCGGGTTGGGCTTTTCCACGCAGGGTGCGTTCGCGTAATGCCACGCATGGCTCAGCAGCTTGCAATGGGTGTTGGTGTTGCCGGTGCCCTCGTTGACGTGTCCGCTGATGTGGACATTGACCGTGGTGTGGAGTATTCGTGGGGGCGCGAGTCGGAGTTTTTTGACGCAGACCCGGGCCGGTTCTCGTTCACTTTGAACAACTCAACGGGCAAGTACACGCCAGACAACACGGCGGGCGGATTGGCGACGACACTGACGGAGGGCATGAGGGTTGCCTGGTCGTTGGGTGGGCGGCTGCGTGCGGGTCGTATTGTGTCGATTGCACCAACCTTCCCGGGCGGTGAGTCGGCGCGTGCTGAGGTGCGTGTGACCGCTGAGGACATGCTGGGTGATGCGGGCCGCGTCACGATGGCGTCACCGTTCACAACAGCGATGGTGCTTGCCGCAACGCCGTACCTGTATTGGCCGTTGAATGATGCTGAGGGTTCGATTGTTGCTGTTGAGCAGTCAGGGCGCAATCAAAGCAACTTGCAGTCACCTATTGTCGCGTCGAGCGTGCCAAAGTTTGGGCAGGCCGGGTTTAGGGCGTTGGGTTCGGACACGCAGATGGAGGCAACTCCGGGCGCAACGCTGGGACAGTTCCAGTTTGCTACAGAAGGGTTCGCGGGAAACAGCAGCGGGGTTGGCCGGATCTCCCGAATTGACTACGCAACAAACTCAATGGGCTGTTGGGGTGCCTGGTTCACTCCCGTTTCGGGATCTTTCAATCTGACGGTTCGCGTGCTGACTCGCGGCAACACTTTGCCGAACAGTCAACATATGGATTTTGGTATCAACACGTCGGGCCAATACTTCATGCGCATGGGCAACACGACATCCGTGATTAGTGCAACGATTCCGCGGGCAGGCGTGCCCTGCTATCTGCAAATGGTTGTTACCAATGCCGGGTCAACCTCAATTACGGGGCAATTCTTTGTCAACGGCGTGTCGGCGGGCAGTTCCGTTTATGTGCCCGCCGGTTTGGGGACTGCTGGCCTTGTCAACAATGAGGCCCGCACACCGTCAGCCGTCACCGTTTTCAACGGGTTAGCGCCCACGACTGCGCTCACCAATTTGGCCCATTTGTCGCACACGGCAACACCAGTCTCTGAGTTCCTGCTGAACAGTGACACGACAGCAGCCGCCGCGTTAACGCTCATTGACCAGGTTGTGCCGCGGGTCGCATTGGGGGCGTTGCCAGCAACCCTTGACGGATCCGCGATCGGCTTCCCGCAGGGGCCGTCGGTTTTAGATGCGTTGAACGAGGTTGTGAAGACTGAGCAGGGGGCAATCAACTCAACCGTTACCGGCACGCTGCTTGCACCGGTGGAGGTGTTGACCGTGCGGGAGCGCACACGCCCGACCATTGTTACCGCGTCGTTTGATGCGCTGAACGAGGTGTCCGACAGTCCACAGTTCGTGCGTGACTTGTCGTTTATGGCCTCCACCGTTACAGCCTCCGGGCCGCGGGGTGAGGTTCGTTTCACCGACGCTGCGCTGAGCGCGCGGGTCGGCTCTGCCAGCAAGACCGAAGACATTTTGAACGTGTCGGATTTGCAGTTGCTGGCCTTCGCGCAAGACCGGCTGAATCGTGGCGCGAACGTTCAACTGCGCATCGCGTCGGTGAGCGTGGATGCGATGACAACGCCGACCGACAGATCTGCTCCGTTGTTGGCTTTGAGGCCCGGCGATCGGCACCGGTTTACACAGTTGCCGTCAACACAGCTCGGCTTTTCAACGTGGGACGGTTGGCTGCTAGGCGTGTCGGAAATGCACACGCTCTCGGAGCACACGTTCACTTTTTACTACCAACCCGTGTTGGCAGATGTTGCAATTCTTGACACCAGCCTTTTCATGGCTGGCGGCGACACGCAACTGATTGACCCGATCAATGCATCGCAAACGGCGATCCCCGTGTTCAGTCTCGGGTTGCTTGGCCGGGTGACAACGACTGAGCTGCCGTTGACGTTGTTTATCAATGCGGAGCAGGTGACTGTTACTGCTGTTGCCACGTTTGCGAACTCGCAAACGTTGACGGTCATTCGCGGGCGCAACGGTACAACCGCGGTCGAACATCCTTTCGACGCGCTCATTGACGTAACCCCACCGTCGTTGTTCGCTTTCTAACTACCTGTCAACTGACGCCTGCCGTGTGCAGGATTTTGGAGTGCCATCGTGCCGTTACCTGTAACCGTCGGCGGGAAGATCAGTGCCGTCGATATCAACAACATCGGCAACTTTCCGGTGTCAACCTTCAGCGCTCTGCCGGCCTCCGGTAACTGGCTTGGCCGTCAGATTGCCGCCCTTGATACGGGGATCACGTGGCGGTGGAATGGTTCGGCGTGGGTTGTGTCTTTGGAGGACACCGGCTGGATCACCCCGGAGTTAAATGCGGGTTGGACCGGTACGCCTGGCGAGCTTCCCGCCTACCGACGCTTGAACGGTGTCGTGTATTTGAGTGGCAGGGCAAACACCACGGCTGCGGGTGCTGCCGCGTACGCGCTCCCGGTTGGGTTCAGGCCGTCAGGGAACGTTGTGGGCCGGACTGACGCCAATAACGTTTCGTTTCGTTACATCATTTTCGCCACGGGCAATGTTGGGCAAGCGTCGGCGGCGTCGGCGGTCGCGTTTAGCTTCGGCGGCATGGCCGCGTTTGTGGCCGACGCCTAATGCCATTCCATCCGGCACCTAACCGCCCGCTCACTTCACGTTTTGGGCCGCGCATCAACCCGATTACCGGCACGCCGCGGCATCACAACGGGGATGACTTTGGCGGCACGTTTGACGTTTTGTATTACGAGGACGGCGTAGTTATCTCGGCAAACTTCACCGGCGACAAACGCCACGGCTGGGGGCACCGTGTGGTCGTGCAACACGGCGCAAACTTGCGTACCTTGTATGCGCATGGGCGTGAGGCGGCACCCGTCAAGGCGGGGGATCGTGTGCGCGGCGGGTCCAAAGTGTTCACTTCGGGTACGACTGGCGCATCGACCGGCGTACACCTCCACTTTGAGACACACGTTTTACAGCGCGGCCTCTATTGGGCACCCGTCAACCCTGCCGGATTTTTCACCGCCTTCGCTGGCGGCACCAGCACACCAATCACAGCGACCAGCAATCAAGAAGAGGATGAAATGAAAATCATTGCACCGTTCGGCGGAGACGCCAAAGCCGTTATCGGGCCGGGGCTTGGCTACATTTTCACCACGTGGGACTCATACACACTGTTTTGTGCCGTCAACGGGTTCAACCCGAACGGGGCGCAAATTGTCGGAGATGCAAGCGTCGGCAAAGACACTGCCGACCGGTGGTTCCGCGAAGTGGTAGCAATGCACGCCCCCGCACAGTTGACCGCCTCAACCGTCACTGCCGCTGTTCGGTCAGCATTAGCCGGGGCAAGCATTCCCGCAACCGTGGACACTGCCGCCATTGTGCGAGCTGTGGAAGCATCGCTTGCTGACGACTTCGCCCGCGTCAACGCCAACGTGGACGAAATCCCGCTCGGCTTCACCATCACCGCTAAGTAACCCTCCAAGTCCCGGAGGGGGGCCGACGTGAGTACAGATATTACGGCGACGATGAAACCGCAAGATCAAATCATTTACCTTTTGGGCCAAATCCAGGGGGAAGTGAAATCACTCCACGCAAGCGTGGAGGCGGGGAACTCCCGTCAAGCATCCATCAACGCGTCCACGTCGGCAGACATTGCCGGACTACGCACACGCATAGAAGAACACGGGGAACTGCTAGCCGTGTTGAAAGCTCACGCCGTCCCGCGCATGACGTGGCCGCAACTCGTCACCGGGTTCGCCGCGGTCGGTGCGCTGATTCTTTCCATCCGCACGTTGTTTCCCGTCGTCTAGAAAGGCACCCCATGATTCAAGAATATGCAAAGTTCGTTGCGGCACTACTCGGTGCGGTCGCCGTGTCATTCGCCGGACTCATCCCGGAAGTGTATGCACCGTGGATTCAAGCCGTCATCGCGTTGGCTGCTGCTATCTCCGTGTTGGTCATCCCCAACCGTCCGCAGGTGTCGGAGTGAGCGGCGACAAGGTGGGCGAATACACGTGCCCTATCGATCCGGCTGACGAAACGCAATGTAGCTCCTGCCAGTAAGTAACTGAACGCAAAGTGGCCCCGGCCTCACCACCCTTCACGGGTTGTGGGCCGGGGCCGTTTTTTGCGTGCCCGGAAGGTTACGCGGCAACACTCACCCGAAAACGGGTGTCTTTTGACACGAACGCGGTACCTGCCGCGACTGCACGCAACTCGTTTACCCCCGGATGCAAATAGCGTTGCGTGGTTGCCATACTCGAATGGCCGAGCATGAGCTGAACGCTGCGCAGATCACCGGTCGCTTTGTAAGCGGCGGTTGCACCGGCGTGCCTGAGTGAGTGAGGGTTGCATCCGGTCAGGCGGGTCATGATTTTGTTGACACTGGCGGAGTGCATGTGCCCGCTGATGCGTCCGGGGAAGTAGTAGCCGCGACCCTGAATGCGTTCCAGTGTGAGCAGTGAATGCATGAGGTCGTCGTTGCAATACACGACGCGTTCTTTGTCACCCTTGCCGACGATGCGCAACTCGTCATTGGTGCGCTGCTTGCTGTGGAGGGTTGTCAGTTCGGTGAGGCGCAGGCAGGCAAATCGGGCTAGGTAAATCATGGCCGTCTGCCATTCGTCGGCAACGATGAGCGCGTGTTGTAGTACGTCGTCGGCGGCAACGCGGGCAACCTTCACCGGTACCGTGATCGGTGTCAGGTCTGCGGCGGGGTTGAATGTCACGTTCCCGGTACGGTCAGCCCAACGGTAGAAAGATCGGTAGCTTGAGCGCAACGATTTGCGGGACTCTGCCGAGTGCGTGTCACGTCGGGCGGCGAGCATTTGCTCAAGCTGCCCGGTTGTCACTGTGGTGAGGTCGTAATGGCGGCTCAAGTGTGTGAGGTGTGCTGTGCGTAGTTTTATAGTTCCCGCGGCTCTACCTGCTGCGGCTAAGTGTTGGGCGTATGCGTCGATCATGGCGCTTCCGTTTCTCTACTGTGAGTGGAAGTTCGATCTAATCTCGTTTACTGAATCGGGCGCGTTTTTTGTTCTTGCTGCACGCTCGGTCAGCTGGCGCGCGGACGAAAATGCAGAACGTCGGCAGTGTGCTCAATGGTCGCTGTTGTATCGGCGTCAACGTGGTGAAGCGTGTAACCGGCAGGTTCTTGGTTCGAGTCCAAGTCGGGGAGCTTCACTCCCATCAGTTCCGAAAACAACTCCTCAGCCTTCATGCGAATGACAGGCGCGAGGGTTTCAATTTCCTGAATCGTCAACGCAGTGTCTCCAGTCATTCGAGATTGCAGGGTTGACCTTCCAATGCGCGTTCTCATTTCCAGCTTCCGGTACGTCCACGGCTCGAAGAGTTCTCGCAGGTGTGCGGCTCGCGCATATTGCAGCGCTTTGTAGGGGTCTGGTTTTCTTTGGGCTTCCATACCGGTCACTGTACTGATTCCCTGCTCGTTTGTCTACATTCCTGGACATTCTGACGCCAACTCTGGCCTAACCGGGCGACACGCCGGACGGCTTGGTGCTCGCTTGTCCTAAATGTGTGCCACAGTGGGCGTTATGCCAGACGAAATGATTCACATCGCGGACAGAGTCCGTGGGGTAGCCGCCGAAAAGCGTGCCAACCAGCAAACCATCGCCGACATTCTCGGAATGTCTCGCGGCTCGGTCAACCAGCGCATGACGGGCAACATTCCGTTTGCGGCGTGGGAGATCGGGCGCCTGGCTCATGCCTTTGACGTTCCCGTGTCTGCCTTCTACAGCGTGCGTGCCGCATGACCGGCGACATGGCCGCAGACGCAACCGCACTAACCGTGTTGGCCGTCACCGCATGGGCCGCGTATTTCATCGTCGCGTTCGTGCAGGCGCGGGGTTCGAAGTGACCGGCCTGGAGGTCGTGTTGTGGGTGTTCGTGCTCACCGCGCTGGCTGGTATTTACGTGGCCGCGTGGGGGCTTATCCGGTCGCTGCCGGTCGCGCTCGAACCCGTCGAGGAACTAGCCGACGTGCCGCCCGCCGTAGAAGTGGACTCCACACCGTTTCCAAACCTGCTCCACAAATGACGAAAACCCCCGTACTAGCGGGGGTCTCCGAAAAGAAAGGCAACCCAATGCCCAGCACCGACATGCTACCGCCGATGATCCTGCCGGACGACACTGCACGCACCCGCAAGACCGATCCACTGACCTCCCACCAAGCCGCCGACAGTAACAACGTGTGCGATTCGCAAATGTGGGTGTTGCGTTGTTTCGACAAACGGCGCCAGTTGGCCGCGTTCGAAATCGAAGGGGCGCTGGCTGGGTTCTTCTCCAGCTCCCGTGTTCGCACGGCACTCAAAGAACTGCAAGAGCAGGGGCGCGTGCAAATTGTGGACGGCGCGTTGAAGCGCACCCCGGCAGGGCGTAACGCTCGCGTGTGGACGGTGACCTCATGACCCCTACATACGGCGAAATGGCTGCCGACCAAATCATGGACAACTACGCAGGGTTGGTCATGGCCGCACTCGACGGCAACCTCGACACGTTGCGGGCGTTGATCGCGGCAACCGCTGCGTCATCGTATGCGGCTGGTTACGGTGCGGCGGCATCCGTTATGGGCGTGACGTTGTGAACACCCTTGACGATTTCCCGTGCTGTGCCCCGTTGCCGTCACGCTATCCACGCCCGATCACGGCGGCGCAAGAACGGTCGCGGGCACGGTGGCAGTGGGCACAAATCGGGTCGGCGTTCACCCTGGGCGTGCTCATTACGGTGGTCGGTGTTTTCGTGGCGGTGTTCTTCTGATGCGCACGTCTGGCGTTGACGTGACCGAGTTCAAGGCGTGGCGTACCTGCAAGGCGTGCACTTACGAGTCCCGTGCTGATGTTTGGTACGACCCGGAAACGCGGTGGAGCGGTTGGCAGTGCCTTACCTGTAACACCGACCACGAAAGCAGCCGCTGATGGTGCGCAGTCGTGCGACCGCGAAGAAGGCGGGCAGTTCGTTTGAACGGCTCGTTGCCGACTACCTCAAGTTTGCGTTGGATGACGACCGCATTGACCGGCGTGTGAAGAACGGTGCTAAGGATCGCGGCGACGTTGGCGGGGTGCGCACGATTCGCGGCGGGCGCGTGGTCATTGAGGTCAAAAACGTGTCGCGCGACAACCTGCCGTTGTGGATTCGTCAGGCGGAGATTGAACGCGGCAACGATGACGCCGCAATTGGTGTGGTTGTGCATAAGCGGCACGGCTCGAACAAGCCTGCCGATCAGTACGTGTCGATGACGTTGGAAACGTTCGTGCAACTCCTTGAGGGCGGCGCTGACGAACGCCCAGTGATTGTGCTTGACCCGATGACGAAGGACGCATCATGACCGACTTGCAGGGTGTCGTCAAAGACCTAGACGAAACCACCTACCACGCACACCACGCCCTGTCTTCAACAGGCGCACGGCTGCTTCTCGACTCACCCGCCCGATTCCACCACGCACAACACAACCCACAACCACACAAAGACGCTTACGACCTGGGCACGGCAGTTCACAGTCGCGTGCTTGGCACCGGCACTTTAGCCGTCGCCTACCCGGACGAACACTTGACCCCATCCGGGTCGGTGTCCACGAAAGCGGCAACCGTCGAATGGGTGGCAGGGCAACGTGCGGCGGGTCAAATCTTGCTCACCGCAACCCAGTTGAGGCACGTGAACGGTATGGCCGAAAGTGTCCTATCGCACCCGCAGGCACGGTCATTGTTTGAACAGTCGGGAATGGCTGAGGCGTCCGTGTTCGCAACCGACCCCACAACGGGTGTGGAGATGCGCGCGCGGTTTGATTTCCTGCCCGACTTCACGGTGAGCAACCCGTACAGCGTGGATCTGAAAACAACGGGCAAGTCGGCGGCACCGCATGAGTTCGTCAAAACGGTTGCCAACTACGGATACCACATTCAACAGGAATGGTATTTGGACACGTACGCGTTCACGACCGGGCTGGCCGATCTCGGCATGAAGTTCGTTGTGGTCGAAACGGCTGCCCCCTACCTGCTGGCCGTGCATGAACTGTCCGACCAGTTCAGGGAAATCGGTGCATCCGCCGCTGCCCGCGCTCGCGCATTACATGCCGAGTGTGCCCGAACCAATTCGTGGCCCGGATATGCAACAACCGGCGACCCCTTACAGCCGCCCATGTGGGCCATTTACGCAGAGGAAGAATACGCATGAACCTCACCGAAAGCATTGCCCCGAAGTCGGATCAGTTGAACGCTGACGACCTTATTGGTGGGCCTGTCACGGTCACCATCGTTGACGTGATCACGGGTAACGCTGAACAGCCGGTGAACGTAGTCACCGCCGAGTTCGGGCCGGAGCGACCCTACAAACCGTCAAAGTCGATGCGTCGGGTGATGGTGTCGGCGTGGGGTGTCGAGTCGGCAGATCATGTTGGACACCAGTTGACGTTGTTCCGCAACCCGACGATCCGGTTTGGGAAGGATGAGGTTGGCGGGATCCAAATTTCGCACATGTCACACATTGACGCACCGCACAAAGTGTCCCTCACCGTCACCCGTGGCCGTCGTCTCCCGTTCACCGTGCAGCCCCTCAAACCGGTTGAACCGCCCAAAGACACGTCGGGGCGCGACTGGTTGAAAGAGTTGGCGGCGGCTGACGGCGACGTTGACCTTATTGGCGCGTTGGGTGGGGCGGCTAAGGCAGCTCACGCGGGGCCGGTCGTGTTGGGTGTGATCCGTGCCGAGTATGTGCGGGCAAAGCAACCCGCTGCAATCGTCGATGAGGCGCACCCTGACTTTGTTGCGGCGGTTGGCGAATGAACGCCGACCAGCCAACCCCAGACCTTGTGGATGCGCATTCGACGGCGTGGGCGAACTTTGTTGCCGGTATTGACGTTGACCTGTTGCAGTTCGAGCGGGGCGTGCAGTCGGCGTTGACGTTGGACAGTGTGGTGCGCCGGTTGGATCGTGAGAGGCCGGGTGGGTGGGCTGATCGGAGTATGCGTCGTAACCATGAGGCGCGACGGGTTGAGTTTCGCCGTGCGCAGTCGTTCCAGGTTGTCGCACACTCTGAGGTTGCGGCATGAAGCGCATGACCATGCAAGAGCGTGCTGATGAGGTTGCTTGGCTTATGGCTGGCGGCGTGTCTGCGGCGCTGATTGTTGAAGCGTTGGGGGTCAAGGCGAACGCGTTGGAGATTGGTTTGAGACGGTTTGGCCGCGCCGATCTTGCCTGCCTGTTTCGGGGTGAGGTTGAACGGGAGAAGTTGCGTTCAAGGGTGTTGGCCGCATGAGCGTGCAGATGGCGTTGACGCTGTTCGACATAGAACCGGTCAAGCAGGTACAGCAGCCCCTCAAACCGCCATCAGCCGTGTTTGTCGAGTGGGATGAGTACTGCTACCGAGTGACCGTCAGCGGCTCGCAGGTTGGCGGCAACGGTTGCGGGCTGACGTTGTGGTTCGACAGTGAACACGACGCAATCGTGGGCGCACACGAATCCATGTTTTTGTGGCCGGGGTCGAAGCTGGCGACCGTCGAAATGCGCACAGTTCGCATTGTTGGCCCGCGTAAAGACGACCGCGTGTTTGTCGGGTTGACCCCGGTGCGCACGGTCGGTCACAGCATGGCGGTGCCCGCATGACCGCCCGCACAGGCTTCACCGTCAAACAGGTGAACGCCATGCGTGTACGGGATGACAACCGGTGCGCGTGGACGGGTGACACATCTGATCGTCTAGTGCCCCAGCATCGAATTGGGCGCGGCATGGGCGGCTCGAAGCTCGCCAACCGACTGTCAAACGGCGTACTTCTAGACAGCCTCATCAACGGGGCAATTGAGGCTGACGCAGACATGCAGGCCGAAGCGGTGCGACGCGGCTTGAAGGTGTCCCGCTATGCCGACCCGACGCGAGTGCCCGTTGAGCACGCCGTACACGGCTGGGTGCTGCTCGGTGATGCCGGTGAAGTGTCCGCACTGACCGTCTCGGAGGCACGCGAAATCATGCACGACTTAGGAATAGGAGTAGCAGCGTAATGGCAAAGGACAAGCGTCTGTATATGACGTTCCCGAACGATTTTTGGATGCACCCGAAAATTGCACCGCTCACCGTGGAGGCGAAGTGGGCGTTTGTGGAGATGAACGGTTACTCAAGAATGCAAGACCTGGACGGTCGCATTCCGGCTGTGATGATGCACCGCATGTGGGCGTCTGAAGTTGTGGTGGAGCTGTGTGCGTCTCACGCTGACCGGCCTCTCATGTTCCACGACGAAGCGGCGGATGAGTACGTGATTCGAGACTATGCAGCCCACCAGCAGACGACTGCTGACCGTGATGAGATGTCTGCGAAGCGTTCTGTGTCGGGAAAGTTGGGCGCAAACAAGCGGTGGAATGGCAAACCGATGGCAAGTGCTATGGCAAACGAATGGCAAACCGATGGCAAAGGTATGGCAGAGACAGAGACAGAGACAGAGACAGAGTTAACAAGATCAAAAGACTTGTCTGTTTCTGACGATCGTTTGTTCACGGAGTTCTGGACTCTCTGGCCGCGAAGTGAGGGCAAAGCAGCAGCAGCCAAAGCGTGGGCAAAAGCTACGGCGAAGATTGCCGCCCTGGATTTGCTGGCATTCGTGGACACGTACACGCAACACCCCAACCGGCCCGCGCTCGAGTTCATCCCGCACGCGGCAACGTGGTTGAACGGTGAACGGTGGAACGACGGGCCACCGGTAGCCCGCTCGAGCACAGCCAAACCCACGCAGTCTGACCGGTTCCACGAAACATTGCAGATGGGTCTTGAGTTGCAGGCAGAACTCGACCGGGCAGCAGACATGCGGGCGATCGCGTGAACGCGGCACAGGTTGCCGCTGTGGTGGCAAAGATTCGTTTGGGCGATAACCGGGAGACAAGCCGTGAGCTGATTCTTGAGTGGGTTGATTCGATTGGTGATCTTGATTTTGATGATGCGGTTGAGGCTGTGCGAATGCACCGCCGGGAAACCACCGACTATCTGACACCCGCCCATGTGCGTACCAATGTGAAGCGTGTGCGGGCCGCTCGTACACCGTCGAATGACACAACACCGGAGAAGTTCAAGCAGTTGGAGGCGGGCGTGATCCCGTCCGCGCCCAAGCCTGAGAACTGGGATTCGATGTGTGCGGCGTGGAATGACCGGGCGGCGTTCGCTCGTGAGGTGGCCGTGTACGACGCACAACTGATCGCCGCCGGGTTCGCGCCGACCGAAGCACGGTGGGCCGCATGACTTTCACCGAAACATCCAACACTCAACCGCCCGTCTGGGCTAAGGAAGGCTGCAAATAATGGCAATCGTAAACATCAAGGGCACCGTCACCCGCACGTTTTACAAAGGGTTGGGTGCGGAGGTTACGGAGAAGTTCAAGAAGCGTGATGGGGGTGAGGGTGAAACGCGGTGGGCGTGCTGGTTTGACACGGAGCATGGACTGTCTGAGGGTGCTGTGGTGAAAGTGTCGGGTGTGCATGGCGATCAGGTTGACAACTTTGTGGGGCGTGACGGCAACACGGTGCATGTGGTGAAGCGGTCAATCAACGGTTCACGCGTTGAGGTGGCTACGGGAGACGCTGTAAGCGATTCTCAGCCGGTTTCCGCGCCCTCCGGTACAGACACCCGTTCGACAGTTGCAACCCCGCAAACGGGCGCACAGTCGAACTGGGATTCTAACGACGATCTGCCTTTTTGAGATGCGTTACATGACTGGCGGCTACTCGACCGCATACCAACCGTCCACTCAACTACGCGAACCGGCACCCCATCGGTGCGGGCATTGCGTTACCCCGTGGGGTGTCAGCACGATTGCCTGCCCCAACAACTCCGTGGCGGTGTCGCATGACTGACGGCGACCCGGACAAGGGGGAAGTGCTCAGTTTGTGGGCGACCCTGCAAGCAATAACCGAGATGGCGAAGCTGGCGAAAGAGAAAGAAGCAGCCGATGATGAATGAAATTGAGGTGGCTGACCTTCGTCAAGACGACGTGGGGAGCCGCGTGGTGGTTTTGCATGACGGCGGCACTTTCGAGGGCACGCTTGAAAGCGCGTGGACTCAATGGAATAAGTACGCAAAACCCGAGCCCGCGCCACAGTGCCGGTTGCAAGTCGCCACCGGCAATGCGGCAGTCACGATTGAAAAGTTGCCGATGGATTTCCTTTTGCAGATTCAGCGCAACTCGCAAACCGATGAGGCACCCCATGAGTGACGACGTAGAAGCCCACGCCGAACTCACCGCAATCATTGACAACGGCAACAACTACGAACGCGACCCCGACAGCTCTGGATGGAAGGTCGTGCCTGAGTGGGCGGCTACCGCGATAATCGCGGCGGGTTACGTCAAAATGCCCAGCCGTGAAGCGATTGCAAACGCGGTACTCAGCGTGACGGCAACAAGCGAATCGCGCGCCTACATGTGGGATGAAGAAGAACGGCTAACCGAAGCAATTTTGGCACTGCTGACCGGAAAGGCAGCCCATGAGTGAACGGTTGACAACACTGCTCGACGCTGCATACGCGACCGAAAGGGACACCACGCCATGATTCAAGACAGCGAACTTCGAACAGCAGTCGAACAGCTTTGCGAACCGTGGGAAATGGTGTTCTCGCCGCAAGAAACGGGACGCCCCGGCTACACGGTCATTCCGCAACAACCGTTGCTGGACATGCTTTACAACGCGCGCCGTTCATCGACGGGGCGCACCGGTAGTGGCAGGTCGGAGGCCAGCTCACGCAACCTCATCGACCTTGCAGCGTTCGAACTGTGGGAACACATTGACGGCGGCACCCGTTCATGGATTCGTGAACTGTCAAAGGATCGCCCTAGCAAAGAACTCAAATCAGCGGTAAGCCAACTGGCAACAATGGCCGACACGCTGTACAGGTCGGGCGGGTTGGATGAGCCGACGTTCACGCGTCTGTCATCAATGGTCGTCAAATGGAAAGCAAGCATTGACTTGTATTTCGATCCGCCCGTCGTCAAAGAACTGCAAGCCCCCTGCCCGCGTTGTGCTCACACCGACTATTTCGACGCGGCGGGCCTCAAATCGACGGCAGTCATTTTGACGTACTCGCGCGGTCAATCACCGGTCGGGCATTGTCGGCGGTGCTTGCGAAGGTGGGAGGGCGACCGGGAGTTGTTGGAGTTAGGTTTCTCCGTCCGGGCGACCATGGATTTGGATGCGTTGCGAGAAATGGGAGTGAGCGCAGCATAAGGCGACACGCGGGCGCCCCCTACCATTCGGGGCGTTCGCGTGATACCCTGACTGTGCGCGTTACAGGTGTGCCCAAATGCGGGCATTCTGACACCGCCTAACTGCTCCCCATCGTCCGCTCGGATTGGTGGGGTTTTGTTTTGCCCGCACACAGCTCACCACTTATTAGCCGATTCAGGCACTGGGGCTTTGATGTTGCGGGCATTAGATGACAAAGGGCGCACTCCTAGTGACGCCTGACCAGCCCTGAAACCCGCGGGCCGCCCACTAAGCGGCGGTCCAGTAATGGTGGCGGGGGAGCGCACTGGACGTGTGGGGCAGCACGGGTCAACTCTGCCCCCCTCGACATTGGAGGCGCCATGAGCACGCTTTCCGATCGTATTACCGCCGCGAAACCGGTACGCACTCGCGCCGACGTGTACAAGTGGTACGCCGGCCTCACCACGGCTGACCGTGACGCCGTAATGGGCATGCTGCTCGACCCTGACTGGTCACACCTTGCAATTCAACGGTTCCTAGCCGATGAGGGCATACCAATTGGCAAAGAGACTGTTGCGAAGTGGAGACGAAGCGTTGGCTTCAATGGCCGATCGTATTGACGCGGCACGCTTAGACCAACCCGACGTTGTACCTGCAAAGTTCCGCAAGGGTGCTGAGTGGGATGACGAGGGCGGGCAGGGCGCCACTGGGCCTGTGCGTGAGATTGTGTCCGATCACGGGCAACTGTTGCGCCTTGCCGGGTTAGATCCTGACGCTTGGCGCATCATCGGACGCGTTTCGCAGTGGACGAAAACGCATCACGACAAGCCCGACACGTACAGTTTCTTTTTCCAATTCGAACGCATCACTGTGGGTGCCGACGCAATCGACTTGCCCGCCCTCTACGCAACCGCACGCCGACCACGCAAACCCCTCCCACGTGCGACCGGTGACCGGGCAACCGTGGTTGTGTTCGCTGACCCGCAGATTGGTAAGACGGGGCGCAGGGGTGGCACACCCGAACTGATTGACCGGATTGCGGAGAAGCGGGCACTACTTGAACCGCTGCTGAAATCGCGCAAGCCGTCCCAGATCCTGTTGGCTGATGCGGGCGACGGGTTCGAGGGCTTTGAGTCCGGCGGCAATCCCATGTTCACAAATGACCTGTCGCTCGCACAGCAGATGGACGCTTACGGCACTGAGCTGTGGTTGTTCATTGAGCAATGCCACCGTCACGCACCCGTCACAGTTGCCGGAGTCCCCAGCAATCACACTGCCTGGAGAAACGGACGCCAAAACCTGGGCAAACCGTCCGACGACCTCGGCCTGTTCGTACACCGGCAGGTTGAGAAAATCACGACGGCGGCACGCATGAACGTCACGTTTAGCGCACCGAACCCATATGACGAATCAGTAGCCGTCAACCTGCTTGGTACAAGCATTGGTTTAGTGCATGGCAACCAGTTCGGGCCGGGTCAATCAGTGTCGTGGTGGGAGAAGCAAACGTTCGGCGCTCAAGCCATTGCTGGTGCTGACGTTTTAGTTTCTGGACATTATCATTCATTTTCTGCAAACGTGGCAGGCCGCAACCCCGTCTCCGAACGGCAACGATGGTCAATCGGCGCACCCACACTGGACAATGGGAGCGACTGGTACAGGACTACGGCGGGCCGCGACTCTGACCCTGGCCTACTCGTGTTCGACGTGACTTCGAACGGGTTTGACCTCAGCTCGCTGACGATCCTTTAGCTGTTGTAAATCTTTCCCTAGCGTGTTGACAAACGTAAATACACACGGCATACTATAAACATGACAACGACAACGAACCCCCAGTTCACCGCAGAAGTAAAAAACGGGCAGCACTTCCTGTACAACCGCAACGTGTTCATCGGCGCATGGTCAGACGCTTACGAGTTCGAGCTGTTCTGCGGCAACCGCGGCATCGTTGTTGAGGTGGCCGCGTGAGCGCCGACCCGATGCCTATTCGCTCCGTGCGCGTGCCGGATGGTACGTGGGCGGCGGCTCAGGCTAAGGCCGATGAGCGGCGCGAGAATTTGTCGGATGTGATCCGGAAGGCGTTGGAGGCTTACGCGCGTAAGAAGTAGGGCGCGCGGTGATTCTTACCCCTTTGCGTATTGACAAACGTATTGACAGCGTGCATACTATAACTATGACAACGACACCGGCACAAGACCTCACCGCAGCAATCGAAACCGCCACCGCCAACATCAAGAAGGCAACCCGCCTTGGACTGAGCAACATGGCTCAGGACATCCGCCGCGAGCGCAAGGCCATGACCGCAAAGCTCGAAGGACTCAGCGCGTGAGAACGTCAACCGGAATCCTCATTGACCACTGTGGGGACTGCGGGTCAGCGCACCCGGTAACCCGTTCCCACTGCGTGCAGTGCGGGGCGGCGTCGCTGTTCATTGCGCCGGACGGTGTCTGCATCCGGCACGCCTGCCAAAATTAGACGCGCGAATTGACCACACGGCAAAGCCCCGACACCCTCACCGGGTCGGGGCTTCACCGTTGCCCGCCGAACCTGCCTAACCGTTTGCCCCCGACCTGCCTAACAGGAAAGTGTTTGGTGACTGATGATCCCTACGCCGCAACTTGAACCACGCTTAGACGACAACGCGTTGGTGGTCATTGCGGCAGCCGATCATGTCGCCCAACTACTCCCCAATCCGACTGTTCAATTTCGGGCAGGGTTCACTGTTACTGAACGGTTAGACGGTGTAACACTTGCCGCCCTCAAAGAGATGGGCCGACAGGTCATCTAATGCCCGGCCAATGGGTGAACGTCCCAACCGGGTCAACCATCCTCGTCACCCCGTCACCGTCGTATCCGGCTGTTGGCGGGTTAGACGACATGACCGACGTGCTTGACCATTTTGCGGACACTCGGACCGGAAGTTGCACCGTCATCGACGACGAGCCAACCATTACCCGCGGCACAGAGTAAGTGGCAACCAACCCACGCGGCGGCAGAAAATACATGCAAGCAATCGCCGCACTAAAAAACCGCGGCGACATCCAAAATTGTTGGCGCTGCGGCAAAGAACTATGGGCAGAAGCCCCTAAAGGTCACCCCCGTTCCATAACGCTAGGACACTACACAGCGTTAGAAGACGGCGGCGACGTACTCGGAGAAGGCAACCACGGGCCTGAGTGCATGAAATGCAACTACGGAGACGGTGCAAGACGCACCAACGCTAAGCGTGCAGGGCGCGACGTCGGCACCAGCTACCGCAACCCCGCCTACTAAGCCCGCACAGAGCCGCACACGGACGCACAACACATTGCAACGTGACCCCGACGCCATTTCTTGCAGAAAATTGTCGAAAGTTTTAGAAAATCCGAGCACGCAAGACCGCGCCCGCTTAGTTTTTTCTCCCCCCGTTGAGTTGGGCAGGGGGTCGCACGTATAGGAGGGTTTCGCGTGAGTGCTGTTGAGCTTGATATGGTTGGTGAGACTGAGCGGGCGATTGTTGCTGCGATCCATTTGACTGAGATGGATCAGGGTGCGGTTGAGGCGTTGCGCGCGTTGGCTCGGAAGATTCAGGCGTGGGATCGAATTGTTGAGTTTGCTCTTGATGATGCGTTGGTGGACGAGAAGCGTCCGTCGGTGCCGCAGAATGACAATGTTTCTTTGTCGGCTTATTTGAAGTATTGCGATCAGTTGGGTTTGTCGCCTGCTGGTCGGAAGTCGCTTGATCTGAAACGAGCGGAGCCTAGTGGTAAGCGTGCGACGCTCACAGCTCTCCGTGGTTCCGCTTAGGGGTGTTGAGGAGCCGCGTGTTTTCACGCCTCCGTTGCGTGAGTTGACACCGGTCACGTCTAAGGGTTTCGCGTGTATTAATTTTGCGGAGTCGATTCTTGAGATCAGTTTGTATCCGTGGCAGAAGTGGTTGCTAATTCATGCGCTTGAGCTGTTAGATGACGGTACGTTCAGGTTTCGAACGGTGCTGTTGTTGGTGGCTCGTCAGAATGGCAAGTCAACGTTGATGTTGGTGCTTGCGTTGTGGCGGATGTATGCGGATGCTGCTCCCCTGGTTATTGGGACGGCACAGAATCTTGATATTGCTGAGGAGTTGTGGACGTCGGCGTATGAGTTGGCGGAGTCAATTCCTGAGTTGGCTGAGATGGTTGAGCATGTTGACAAGACCAATGGCAAAAAGGCGTTGCGTCTGACGACTGGTGAACGGTACAAGGTTGCGGCGGCGTCTCGGCGTGGCGGTCGTGGGTTGACTGGTGACTTGGTTTTGTTGGATGAGTTGCGTGAGCATCAAACGTGGGATGCGTGGTCGGCTGTTACTAAGACGACTATGGCGCGGGCGCGGGCGCAGGTGTGGGGTGCGTCTAATGCGGGCGATCGTTCGTCGATCGTGTTGGCGCATTTGCGTATGCTCGGACATTTGGCGGTTGGTGATCCTGACGGGTTGAACGGGTCGGATCGTGCCGCTGATGTTGTAGATGACTCGTTGGGTTTGTTTGAGTATTCGGCGGCGGCTGGTCGTGACGTTTGGGATCGTGACGGGTGGGCTGAGGCTAACCCTTCGCTGGGCTGGTCGGCGTTGAGTGAGCGTGCGATTGGTTCCGCTGCCGGTACTGATCCGGAGAAAGAGTTCCGGACGGAAGTGTTGTGTCAGTGGGTGGACAAACTGCGCCAGGGTGTTTTACCGGCTGGCGTGTGGGAATCCAATTTAGTTAGTGCTGACCATGTTGTGGTGTCGCGTCCGGTTGTGTCAGTTGATGCGCGGACGGGTATGCGGCAGTCGTTTGCTGTGGTTGTTGCTGGTGCGTCTGATGGTTTTGATTTGGTTGATGTTGCCCGGTATGAGATGGGTGCGGATGTGAAGTGGGCTGCGGAGCATATTGTTTCGGAGACTGTGGGTGTGCTTGAACGGTTGGGTTTGTCTGAGGTTGTCGTGGACAAGTTTGGTGACAACGCAAACCTGATTCCGTTGTTTGATGAGGCTGGCATTTCGGTGCGGCAGTTGGACACGTTGGACATGCGGCGCGGTGCTATGGGTTTCACTGACGCGCTAATTAACGGGCGGGTGAAGCATAAGGGGCAGGAGCCGTTGAACGTGGCCGTGCTCGGTGCAGAAAAGCGCACATCTGGTGAAGGGTTTTTGTGGTCGCAGGCGCGATCGTCTACGGACATTACAACGTTGCGGGCGGCGACTGCTGCTTGGTGGGTTTACATAAACGGGTTGCAGTCTGACGCTGACCCGCTCGATGGAATGTTTTAGGAGGCACCGTGCGTGAAGTGTTGACGACACTGTTGGAGGTGTTGGGCATTGTGGCGGTTGTCGCGGGTGTGGCGTTCATGTTTTGGCCTGCTGCGTTTGTGGTCGGCGGGGTTGGACTGATCTTTGTGAGCCGGGGGCTGAGCCGATGAGTGTTCTTTTTCGCAAGTCGGATTCGGGTGAGCAAAGGCCTGCCGGCAATTGGGCGGCGTTGTGGGGTTCGGGTCAGATTGACACTGTTGATGGTGGCAAGTGGAAGACGGCTCTCAGCTTGGTGCCCGTGTATGCGTCCACTTCTCATATTGCTGATGCGTGGGCGTCGTCTCCGTGGTGTGCGTATGAGAAGTCGGCGGCGGGTGTGCCGGTGAAGTCTGCTGTGCAACCGCGCCTGCTAACTGATCCTGGAACGTTTGCCCTTGATTTGTATTCGTGGCGGTTCCAGCTGGCAACCTCGTTGGGGTTGTGGGGGAATGCTTACGGGTTAGTGACGGCTACCGATCAGGTGGGTACGCCTGCGCAGGTTGTGTGGTTGCGCCCCGACCGGGTTGAGGTGGATGAAGAGTTTGGGCGTGCCCCGCGTTACTTCTACGAGGGCCGCCTCATTGATGCAGCTTCGATGATTCACATTCCCTGGTACGTGGTGCCCGGCTCGGTCAAGGGGTTGTCACCTATTGGCGTGTTTCGCACGCAAATTGAAACGGGTGTGGAAGCGCAAAAGACGGGAAAAAGTTTCTACAAGCGGGGGGCTGTGCCTGGCGCCATTTTGAAGCACAGCATGAAGGGGATGACGGCGGAGCAGGCGACGGAGGCGAAGCGGCGGTTCATGGCGTCCACGTCATCGAATGAACCGTTTGTCTCCGGCAGTGATTGGGATTACCAGTCCATCCCGTTGCCGCCGTCAGATGTCAATTTCATCCACGGCGTGAAGTTGACGGCTAACCAGATTGCTGCTGTGTATCGGGTTGACCCGGACATGGTGGGTGGTGAGGCGGGCGGTTCAACGTTGAAATATGCGACGTTGGAGATGAATGAGTTGAACTTCAACACGCGCACGTTGCGCCCGTTTGCTACCCGTGTGGAGTCGGCGCTTGACCGCGTGTTGCCGCCTACCCAATATGTGAAAGCGAACTTGGATGCGCGTGTTCGTGCGGATCTGAAAACGCGGTACGAGTCGCACAAAATTGCGATCGACGCGGGATTCAAAACGTTGGATGAGGTGCGGGCGTTGGAAGAGTTGCCGCCGTTGACTACGGGTGACGGTGACGCGTCGGCGCGCAGTGTTGCCGAGATGGTGCAGAAACTGTATTTGGGGGTTGGCGTTGTGCTGACTGCTGATGAGGCGCGAACGCTTGCCAATCGTGCGGGCGCTGGCTTTGAGGGTTCATTGCCTGTTATTGAGTCGGGGGTTTGATCATGGATGTTGAGCGACGTTATTTGGCGCAACCGGTTGAGTTGCGGGCGATGGATGGTGGGCCGGGCATCCTTGCCGGGTATGCGGCGAAGTTCATGCGGTATTCGCAAAACTTGGGCGGGTTCGTTGAGCAGGTGTCCACGCGGGCGTTTGCTAAGTCGTTGGCAGACCGGGTGAGCGTGCTGGCACGGTACAACCACGACGACAACTACCTGCTGGGTACAACTGATGCGGGCACTCTGCGCATGTCCGCAGACGACATCGGGTTGCCGTATGAAGTGGACTTGCCGGACACGTCGGCGGGGCGGGATGTTGCCGTGCTTGCCAACCGTGGCGACCTCCGCTATTCCAGCTTTGCCTTCCACACGTTGGAGGATGAGTGGGGGGTGACGGAGCAGGGGTTCCCGCTGCGCACCCTCGTCAACGTGCAACTGGTTGATGTTGCCCCCGTCAACTCACCCGCCTACTTGGACACGTCGAGCGGTATGCGTTCTCTGGCTGAGCGTATTGACGTTGAACCAGACGACTTGGGCCGCGTGTCGTTGGAAGAAATCCGGTCGCGCCTACTGGTCGCACACGACCTGACGTTGGAGATACGTCAGGACGAACAAGTTTCGGAGACAGAAGAAGTCGAGCAGGTAGAAAACCACTCGGCACTGATCATGCTCCGTCAACGGCAACTTGAACTAAAACTCAAGTAACCGTTTCCAGTCAACCCGTCGGCAGGTAGATAACCACCGACACAACCCATTTGAAGCCTCCACAGATTGTGGGGGCTTTTGTCATTCCTAAAAGGAGAAATCATGTCTGAAATTGCAGACCGCTTGCTTGAGAAGCGGGCCAACATTGGCCTGGAAATGACCGCGCTGCTGACGCACGCCGAGTCGGAGAACCGCGACCTGGACGCCACCGAACAGGTGTCCTACGCAAAAATGAACGATGACCTGGACTCGCTTCGTGCGCGTGCTGACCGTCTGAACGCTGACGAGAAGGCAACCGCCGAAACGGAAGAGGCTATGCGTTCACTGAGCGCACGTCGTGTCACCGGCCCGACTGCTGACGCTGACGATTCGGAACTGCGCAAGTTCATGCGCGGAGAATCCCGTTCGTTTGTGGCCGCACCGACCACTGCCGAAATGCGCGACCTGACCAGCATCACCACGGCGTCGGGTGGGGCAACTGTCCCGAAGTCGTTCTACGGTGAGCTGTACCAGCACATGATTCAGAATGCGGCGCTACTCCAGTTCGCAACCGTCATCCGTACCACGGGTGGGGAGCCTCTGGAGTTCCCGGTCACCACCGCGCACAGCAGTGCCGCGTTGACCGCTGAGAACACAGCCATTTCTGAGTCTGACCCGGTGTTCGCCACTCGCACGTTGAACGGGTACCAGTACGCGACGCTCATTCA